AAAGTAGCAAATCTGGCACTAAAAGAGAAGGACATCGACACTAAGAAGGAAATTGCTAACCTTCAGGTCGTTGCTGCCCGTCAAAAATAAAAAACTTGACAAAAGCGGTAAAAAGTGCTTGACAAAATAAGAAAAGTGTGGTAGAATTACAACAATGTTACCAGAATTACAGCAGTATTACGAAGACAGGCTTTCTATGATGACCACCACAGCGTGGTCGCAACTCCTAGAAGACCTATTAGAGATGCGTACCCAGTACGAGAACATCCGCAACTGCGATGCAGTGACCCTAGAGTTTAGAAAAGGACAGGTCGATATTTTAGACTACATCATTGGTCTAAAAGACTTGTCACAACAAACCTACGAGGAACTGCAAAATGGCGAAAAGAATATTTGAATTCCGCTGTGCCAAAGCGCACATAAGCGAAAAGTATGTAGATGAGTCAGTAACAGTCATACAGTGCCCACACTGTACAAATGACGCTACAAGGCTTATCTCTGCTCCTAGAATCTCTTTAGAAGGCATCACAGGTGATTTTCCTTCTGCAAGCAGAGCCTGGGAGAAGCGGCGAGAGTCGCACATGAAGTATGAACGTAAAGTTGGTATTTCGGAGGGATAAGAGAACCCCCTCAAACGTAATAAGTGTTCTTTCTTAATGCTGTTGAGGCACGGGAGACAATAGATGGCTAGTTTTATTGAAGAAGGCGTTGAAGAAGTAGATCCTAACGAAGTAATGACTGACATTAGCACAGCCGAACCAGAAGCGAAAGCAGAAGAGCCGGTTGTTCAAGAGCAAGTTGAAGAGGACGTTCCCGAAAAGTATCGGGGTAAAAGCGCCAAAGAAATTGCTCAGATGCACATGGAAGCCGAGAAGTTAATTGGCAGACAAGGCAGTGAAGTTGGTGAGTTACGGCGTGTTGTGGATGACTTCATCAAGACCCAAACTACAGCAAAACAGCAACTGCAAGCGGAACCTGACGAAGAAGTTGATTTCTTCGCTGATCCTAAACGTGCGGTAGAGAAGGCGATTGAAAACCATCCAAAGATTAGAGAGGCTGAAAAACTCTCATCTGAGATGGCAGCGGCAAAGGCGTTTAACGAACTAAAAGCACGGCATCCTGACTTTCAAGAAGTTGTTGCCGATCCTGCATTCCAGAATTGGGTTGCAGCCTCCAAAGTGAGGGCAGAGTTGTTTGTTCGTGCAGACCGTTCTTTTGATTATGATGCTGGTGATGAGTTGTTGTCTATTTGGAAAGAACGCAAACAGGCAGCACAGCAGACAGTATCAGCAGAGAAAGAGGTCCGTAGCCAAGCCGTAAAAGCAGCCACTACCACAGTGTCTTCGGGCAGTGATGAAGCACCTTCTAAGAAGATTTACCGTCGTGCAGACATTATTAAACTCATGCAAACGGACCCTGACAAGTATGACATGATGCAAAATGAAATCATGGCTGCTTACCGAGAGGGCAGAGTCCGATAACTTAACACTTTTAACAAAGGAAATTTATCATGCCTTTAGGTACCAATAACGTAGTACAATCCACCGTCAATACCGCAGGTTTTATTCCTGAGGTATGGTCTGACGAAATCATCGCTGCTTACAAGAAGAACCTCGTAGCGGCTAATCTGTTCAAGAAGATGTCCATGAAGGGTAAGAAGGGCGATGTTATGCACTTCCCGTCACCTGCTCGTGGCTCTGCTGCTGTTAAGACTGCTTCTTCGCAGGTTACTCTGATTGCTGAGAGTGGCACTGAGAAGACTGTCACGATTAACCAGCACTATGAGTACAGCCGTTTGATTGAAGACTTTGCTGAAGTTCAGGCTCTGTCCTCGCTGCGCCGTTTCTACACGGATGACGCTGGCTACGCTCTTGCTACCCGTATCGACACATCGCTGATCGAACTTGGTCGTGGTGCTCAGGGTGGTTCTGGAACAGCAGCTTACAACAAAGCATACCTTGCTGGTGATGGCTCAACGCTGTATGTTGACGGCACCAACATCGGTACGGCTTTGACGGATGCTGGTCTTCGCCGTGCAATCCAGCGTTTGGACGACAGCGATGTTCCGATGGACGGACGTTTCTTGATCGTTCCTCCTTCGACCCGCAACACCATGATGGGTCTTGCTCGCTTTACTGAGCAGGCTTTCATTGGTGATGGCGCTACCATCCGTAACGGTCAGATTGGTGACGTATACGGCGTTAAGGTCTTTGTAACGACCAACGCTGATACAGCAACGACAACGACTACCCGTGTTGCTCTGTTGGCACACCCAGAGGCATTTGTTCTGGTTGACCAGCTTGGCGTTCGTGTTCAGACCCAGTACAAACAAGAGTACCTTGGTACGCTGTTGACTGCTGACACGCTCTACGGTGTTGGTGAGTTGCGTGATACCTCTGCTGTGGCTCTTGCTGTTCCTGCCTAATCGGGAATGACAATCGGGGGCTGGCTCACAAGGCTGGCCCTCTTCTAACCACTTAAGGAGATTATTATGCCTATCAATCAAGGTCGTTCACAGTTTCAGGGCTTGTTCTCTGAGATGTGGACTCATTCTGAGTCTGTTAACTTTGGTAACGCTGCTACTGGCTCTGGTACGTTTGCATCTGTTGACGTAACAGTCCCTGGTGTTGCTCTTGGTGACATCGTTATGGGTGTCTCTATCGCTATTGACACTGTAGACACTGTTATCGCTGGTGCAGTAACTGCTGCTAATACGGTTACTCTGACTCTTTTAAATAACACTACTGGTGCTGTAAATCTTGATGCCGCCATTGTAGATTTTATTGTAGTACGCCCAGCATTCTAAACCTTACGGTTTTGCCTCTTAGGAGGCTTTTCTTTAGCATCTTCGCTGAGGGTGTTAAAGAAAACAACATAGAGGACTAAAATGATACCTCGCTGCTACCCTACTACCTATGCAACCGCAAACGGTACAACAAAAATGGTCGTAAACTCGCTTGCAAGCACTACTGGCTTAACTGCTTGGGTTGACTACATCCCCACAAAGAAATTAGGTTCTGCACCTGCACAATACAACACTTATGACAATGCTGGTGCTATGTTTGTAGATGTTCTTGCTAGTACGACAGGCAAAGTCGCAGGCATCGACTACATTAATATATACGAAGATGCTACACTAACCAAGGCTTGGTCAACAGACGCAAGCGGTTATATTCCAACTTGGTACGTCTAACATGGCGATATATCGTGGTCCCGGTGGTCCCGGCGATGCAACAGCAGATCAAGCAAACACAGCACAGTTAGCACTTACTTATGCTAACCAGTCTGCTGCGAGTGCTGCTGCTGCGGCGGCATCTGCTCAGAGTACAATTAACTTTACAACTGATTTAGATGTAGCGGCTTCTTCGTTGCCTGCTGGCTCAACGCCGACTGTCTCGTATAACTCTACAACTGTTTCGCTGTCCTTTGGAATCCCTGATGGCACTACAGGCCCTACAGGCCCTTCTGGCCCACAAGGACCCACTGGTTCTACTGGTCCTACAGGCCCGACAGGCCCTAATGGCCCAACTGGACCGGCTGGACCGACTGGCCCGACAGGTTCGCCTGGTCCCACAGGCTCTACTGGACCAACAGGCCCAACTGGTCCTACAGGTCCGGCAGGATCAGCAGCTACGATTGCTGTTGGTACAACCACTACAGGACCAGCAGGGGGCAGCGCCTCTGTAACCAATAGTGGGTCGTCTTCAGCCGCAGTCTTTGACTTTACTATTCCGACTGGTCCTACCGGCCCCACAGGACCTACAGGGCCAACTGGACCAACTGGCCCGACTGGAGCACCCGGACCAACTGGCCCCACAGGACCTACAGGCTTAACTGGGCCTACTGGACCAACAGGCCCACAAGGAATTCAAGGAGATCCTGGACCAACAGGCGCTACTGGTCCAACAGGGCCTACTGGACCGACTGGTCCGTCTGGATCAGCAGCAACAATTGCCGTAGGAACTACAACTACAGGACCTGCTGGTGGTAGCGCATCCGTAACAAATAGTGGCTCAAGTAGTGCCGCAGTATTCGATTTTACTATTCCAACTGGTCCTACAGGGCCGACTGGTCCCACTGGCCCAACAGGCCCCACTGGCCCCACTGGCCCAACTGGACCTGCTGGGGATGTTTCAACTGGAAAAGCAATAGCTATGGCTATTGTATTCGGAGGTTAATATGGCAGCACCTAATATTGTAAACGTAACAACTATCCTTGGGAAAACTGCTGTTCAAAGTGTAGGAACATCATCAACTGCTATTGTTACTAACTCAGCAGCAAGTGGAAAAGTCTTAAAAATAAACGCTCTTTATGTAAGCAATATTGATGGCACTGTAAACGCTACCGTTGATGTTGACCTGTTTCGTAGTTCAACTGCATATTGTATAGCAAAGACAATTACAGTTCCCGCTGATAGCACATTAGATGTAGTAAGCAAAGCAATCTATTTAGAAGAAGGGGACTCATTGCGGTTAACGGCATCCCTTGCTAATGATCTTCAAGCTGTGTGTTCTTATGAGGAGATTTCTTAATGGCGCAGTTTCCTTCTGGAACAAAAAACGGCGTTGCTAGTGGTATTTGGACCTTAGAAGAAGCCAGAAATTATGTTATGGGGTCTAACTGGCCCGATCCGCAGACTGTCCCCGGCGCTCCCACTATTGGAACGGCTTCGGTAGTAACTCCTAGTTCGGTTTCAGTAACTTTTACTGCCCCTGCTGACAACGGCGGTTTTGCAATTACTGGATACACAGTTACTTCAAGCCCGGGAGGACTTACTGGAACAGGTGCTTCGTCTCCCGTTACGGTTTCTGGGCTTACAACTGGAACGGCCTACACTTTTACGGTAACTGCTACCAACGCTATTGGAACCAGCGCTGCAAGTTCGGCAAGTAACAGCGTAACTCCGCAAGCTTCATACATTGCAGCTACTGGCGGCACAGTTACAACAGATGGTAATTTTAAAGTTCATTCATTTACTGGCAACGGAACATTTACAGTTTCTTCGGTAGGTGCGGGTTCATCTGAGAGCGATAAGGTTGAATATCTGGTTATTGCTGGCGGCGGAGGAGGCGGCTCACGATTTGTTGCTGGTGGTGGTGGCGCAGGTGGCTACAGGACCGCTACTGGATTTGCGGTAACCGCTACAGCGTATTCAATTACAGTAGGCGGGGGCGGTACTGGCGCACCTGTAAGCGCCTCTCAGGGCGGAGATGGTAGCCAATCGATCTTCTCGTCAATAACTTCTGCTGGGGGCGGAGGCGGTGGTAGGTTTGAAGACCCAACAGCCGGAAATCCCGGTGGATCAGGAGGCGGCGGCGCTACTGCTGATAGTGGTAGCATAGTTAGCGGAGGAGCTGCCTCTCCATCAGGGCAAGGAAATGCTGGAGGCGCTGGTGGAAACAATACTGGAAACAATGCTGGTGGTGGTGGAGGCGGAGCAGGGGCTGCTGGAAACAACGGACAAAATAGTGACAGTGCAGGAGGTAATGGTTTAGCATCAAGCATTACTGGAACATCCGTCACTAGAGGTGGTGGTGGCGCAGGTGGACGACAGCCTCCGAATACTTCTACTGGTGGAAGCGGTGGAGGCGGTGGAACAGGAAACGACGCAAATGGTTCTCCGGGTAGTGCCAACACAGGTGGTGGAGGCGGTGGAGCAGCGGGTGGGCAAGCTCATAGCGGCGGGGCTGGTGGTTCTGGGATTGTAATCATTAGGTATAGGTATCAATAACATGGCTCATTTTGCAAAACTTGATCAAAATAATATTGTTTTAGAAATCAATGTAGTTGATAACGAGCATTTATTAGACGCTAATAATATTGAGCGTGAGGAACTTGGAATTGCATTTCTAGTGCAATGGTCAGGTGGGTATCCGTACTGGAAACAGACATCCTACAACGGCAACTTCCGTAAGAACTATGCTGGCATCGGTTATACCTACGATCCTGTGCGAGATGCGTTTATACCGCCAAAGCCTTACGCGTCATGGACTCTGAATGAAGATACTTGCTTATGGGATGCTCCTGTTGGCTACCCAACAGACGGGAAACGATACGTATGGGATGAAGTAAACGTAAATTGGGTGGAATTAATATGAAAACAGCAAAAATAATTTCAATGCAAAATGCATTTGAAGAAAAACAAACACCTAATCCTGCTTGGGCTTTTAATCTTGATCCTGTTCATTCATGGGCATATTGGGATAAAGCGTTTACTAAAGAAGAATGTGAACAGATTATTGAAATTGGGAATAAGAAAACACATCAACAAGCAACAACAAGAGGTAGCGATATAGATAAAATACGTAAATCCGAAGTAACATGGCTTTACCCCTCAGATGATCTTGATTGGGTTTATCGCCGTATGACGGATATTATTACAAATTTAAATGAAAAATATTTTAAGTTTGATTTATTTGGTGCTACAGAAGGTTTTCAATTTACTAAGTATCAAGCGCCAAGCGGCAAATATGGAAAGCACATTGATTCAGTGCCTAATACAGTAATTAGAAAATTATCCTTTACTCTCCAACTATCTGACCCACAAGATTATGAGGGCGGTGATTTGTGTTTATATTTAGGTGATAAACCTGAAGTAATGAAAAAAGAACAGGGGTTTGTGGCATTGTTTCCGTCGTATGTATTACACGAAGTGAAGCCGGTAACTAAAGGAACACGTTATTCATTAGTTAGCTGGATTACTGGTAAACCGTTTAAATAACAATAACACATGACTGTAAAGGCTAACTAATTGAACGCAATGTGGCAGATGTGGCAGCAGAGGTATCCTAAAGAACTTTGTAGCACCATAATAGAACAAGCAAAAGAGATAGAACCGCAGGATGCAGTAATAGGTTTCCAAGGCTCTAACGTAGACACCAAGATTCGTAGAAGTAAGGTTAGGTGGATCGCTAGAGACAATAAAGACCTTGGTTGGCTGTACCATGAACTAACAAACTTATTTCATATTGCTAATCATAATGCCTTTGGATCTGAGTTGTGGCACTTAAATGAGATTCAGTTTACAGAGTACAACGCAGAAGACCAAGGTTATTATAATTGGCACAATGATGTAAACTGGGATGATGGTAGACAAGTACACAGGAAGTTGTCTCTGGTGTGCCAACTGTCTAGCCCAGAAGAGTATGAAGGTGGCGAGTTTGAGATGCAGCCGTTACATCTCAGCGCCCCTAAACAAGAACACCTTAAGACACAAGGAACTGTTTTAGTGTTTCCCTCCTTTGTAGTTCATAAGGTAAACCCCGTAACCAAGGGCACTAGACACTCTCTAGTGGCCTGGATGGAAGGACCTAAGTGGAGATAGTGATGTCACCAATAGACCAAGTTAAAGGCCAACTTGACACCCATGAAGCAGTCTGCGCCGAACGCTATGCAGGCATCAACGCTAGGCTTAAAAGACTAGAACAAATCCTTCTTGGTACTACTGGTTTCATTGTAGTTCTACTACTCAGCTTAGTTCTTAAAATAGGTTAATATGAGCAGAAAAGTCTCAGCAGTTACAACTAAGGCAACTACTACCAAGGATACTATTCTTACGGTGCCTACGAAGAATACTGGTCTTTGGCAGGTTATGTATGTAATTAGTCTTACCGGCAACGATACTCCAAAGGTCTATTGGTACGATGTTTCTACTAACACCGAGTACTTCATTGTTGGTGGTAAAAACTTAGGCGCTGGTGAGTTTATTTTACTTAGTAATGCCGAAGTAGTAATGCAGGCTGGTGACCAGATTCGTGTACAAAACTCTGGCACTAACACAGTAACCTACATAGCAACAGTCGAGTTTATCCCTGAAACCGCAGTTCAATTCCAATTCTAAGGAGAATAGTATGCCAATGGTAAACGGAAAGAAATACCCTTACACTAAGAAGGGTAAGCAAGAAGCAGCTTCGGCTAAGATCAGCAAACTCCGTAAAGAAGGTATGCCACAGAAGCAGGCAGTTGCTGTTGGCCTAGCCATGACTGGTATGTCTAAGAAGAAGAAAGCAAAGAAATGAAGCCCGGCCTCTATGCCAACATCAATGCAAAGCGTAAACGGATAGCGGCGGGATCTGGTGAGAAGATGCGTAAGGTCGGCTCAAAAGGTGCTCCTACGGCTAAAGCCTTCAAAGAGTCTGTAAAGACAGCGAAGAAACCTAAAACAAAATCATCCTACTAGGAGTCACTATGAAGACCAACAAGAAGCCACCATTTAAACCTTGCCCCGGATGCCCAACACCAGCAAAGTGCAAAGCTGCTGGTAAATGCCTTAAAAAAGGCAAGTAATGGTAAAGAAAGTATATCAGAACCCAGAAGGTGGCTTAAACGCCAAAGGCAGGGCATACTTTAAGAACAAGGAAGGCGCTAACCTGAAGCCTCCCGTGTCCGCTAAGGAAGCTGCAAAGTCTCCTAAGAAGGCTGCTCGTAGGAAGTCTTTCTGTGCCCGTATGAGTGGTGTTCCTGGGCCTATGAAGGATTCTAAGGGCAGACCAACAAGGAAGGCTCTAGCACTAAAGAAATGGGATTGCTAAATGGCAAACAAAACTTACTTAGAACTTGTCAATGAAACCTTGGTTCGCTTGCGTGAGCCAGAGGTTACTGCCGTTACTGACAACGCCTATTCTAAACTTATTGGTAGGTTCGTCAACGATGCTAAACGGCAGGTTGAAGATGCCTACACTTGGAATGCTCTGTCAGAGACACTGACAGTATCAACATCTGCTAACCTGTTTAACTATGTGTTAACTGGTATTGGTCAGCGGTTTAAAGTCATCGATGTTATTAACTCACAGTCTGACTGGTTCTTAAACTATGAGACAACTAGGAAGATGGATGAGTTGTTCTTAAACAGTGGTACAGTCTTAGTTGGCGCTCCTGATCGTTATAACTTTAACGGTGTAGACAACAACGGAGATACACAGGTAGACCTCTATCCTATCCCTGATGGTGTCTATGACATCTACTTTAACGTCATTAAGCCACAGGCAGAATTTACCGCTTCATCAACACAGATCAAGGTCCCATCAGAGCCTGTAATCTTCCTAGCCTATGCCAAGGCTTTGAATGAGCGTGGTGAGGACAATGGATTAAACAGTGTTGAGGCTTATGAGTTGTATCGTCAGTCTCTGTCAGACCACATAGCTGCTGAGGCTAATCGTTATCCTGAAGAACTCATCTGGGGTTCCATTTAATGAAAAGAATACAGACCGCTACTATTGCTGCTCCGGGCTTTCTAGGCCTAAACACGCAAGAAAGCAGTATTCAGTTGTCTTCAGGCTATGCTCTGAAGGCACAGAATTGTGTCATCGATAGATATGGTCGTATTGGGGCTAGGCGTGGCTGGACACCTGTAAACACAGCAGTCAACTCAGACTTAGGCTCTGGTAACGCTGTAGAGTTTATATTTGAGATGATTGATGTTGGTGGCAATGAGACCATCAGTGCCGGCAATAACAAGTTGTTTACTGGCACCACAACGATGACCACCAAGACTGTCAGGACACAGGCTAACACTGCTGATGTGTCTTACACGATAACAGGCAACAACTGGCAAGCCGCAGCTCTGCCCTTTGGTGACGGTTCTGATGCTGTTTCCCACGCCTATATGGTGCAGACAGGACACCCTGTACTGGTCTTCCACAATCTACCTACTCCGGGCACTGGTGCTACCTTCTCTGTGGCTACGATTAGCGGTGGTGGCGGTACTGGTCCGATAGCAACAGTAACAGTCACTGCTGCTGGCTCTGGCTACAATGTTGGAGATGTGTTAACTCTAGCAGGCGGCACAGGTTCTAATGCTAAACTAACTGTGGCAACCCTTAGCGGTACTGGTGTAGCCACTGTGACAGTCTCTACTGCCGGCACAGGGTACACAGTTGGTAACTCTTTGACCAGCACAGTAACCACTATTACTAACGCACACACCCATTCTGGCTCTTTTGGTTTTCAGCAGTTAGGTGATGTTGGTACGCTGCCTACAGGCTACTCTACATCAGATTTTAAGCCTAACTGTGCCTTAGCTGCCTATGGTCGTATCTGGATGGCAGACCTTGTTGGTGACAGGCAAACTGTGTACTTTAGCAGGCTCTTGGATGGTTCTGACTTCCAAGGCGGCGACTCAGGCTCTCTGTCGATCAATTCTGTGTTCCCTAACAATGACCAGATTATCGCTCTAGCGGCCCACAACGGCTTCCTAATCATCTTTGGTAGGAACAACATTGCTATCTATAGAAACCCCATAGATGTCACTACCTTGGTCTTAGAAGACTTTATCCCCAATGTCGGCTGTATCGCTAGGGACTCTGTGCAGAACACAGGCACAGATATTATCTTCCTGTCTGACTCTGGTGTGCGTAGCCTTCAGCGGGTCATCCAAGAGAAGTCTCTACCTATGCGGGACCTGTCTAAGAATGTCCGTGATGACCTTATTACTGCGGTGGCTTCAGAGACAGCTAGCACCATCAAGTCTGTCTACTATGACCGGGATGCCTTTTACCTGCTTACCCTACCAGCAACTAAGGTAACTTACTGCTTCGATATGCGGGGTGCTCTACAGGACGGCTCTGCCCGTGTCACTATCTGGGATAGCCTTGATCCAAAGGCCTTATTTGTTAACCAATCTAAGCAATTGCTGTTAGGCAAGCCTGGGTATATCGCTAGATACTTTGGACACCTAGATAATGCAGCCACTTACCGGCTACAGTATTACACTAATTACTTCGACTTTGGTAGCCCAACAGCCTTAAAAGTCCTTAAAAAGATAGGATTTGTGGTCATTGGCGGCTCTGGTGATGCTGTAGCCATCAAATGGGGCTTTGATTACAAAGAAAATTACAATAGTGAAACGAAATTGCTTGACATTGGCGTAGTTTACGAGTATAATATAGGGGAATACAATATTGCTGAATTCTCCAATGGTGTCGTCCTAGACCAGTTCCAGATCAATGCAGGCGGTACTGGGGCTGTCCTACAGCTAGGCCTAGAAGCAGAATTAAATGGTGATCCTCTTTCTATTCAGAAAATTGATGTCTATGTCGCACAAGGAAAAACAGTATGAGCAATTACACGAAAGCAACTAACTTTGCATCCAAAGATGCTCTTAGCACTGGCAACCCAGCAAAGGTTATCAAAGGCACTGAGATTGATGCGGAATACACAGCCATTGCCTCTGCCATATCATCCAAGGCAGACAGCAACAGCCCTACCTTTACAGGTACTCCGTTAGCGCCTACAGCCTCGGCAGGAACCAATACTACACAGATTGCCTCCACAGCCTTTGTTACCACGGCAGTGGCAGGAGTATTTCCTAGCGGTGGTATTATTATCTGGTCAGGCTCTTCTGCATCTATTCCTAGTGGTTGGGTACTGTGTAATGGTTCTAATTCGACACCAGACCTAAGAGACAGGTTTGTTGTTGGCGCAGGCTCTACTTACGCTGTAGGTGCTACTGGCGGCTCTGCTAATGCAATCGTTGTGAGCCATACCCACACTGCTACTGATTCTGGACATACACATACAATAGCAGTAGCAAACCAAAGTAATGTAAATGATTCAACAAGCGGTGGTGATCAACGTCCTCAAACTTCAAGCACTACGCTGACCACAGCCACTGGAACCGCCAATATTACTGTTGCATCAGCAGGTTCTTCAGGCACTAACGCTAACCTGCCCCCGTACTATGCTCTTTGCTACATTATGAAAACATGATTACACATCATTTTTCAGATAACTTATACGCTAAGGAATGCTTGTTCCCTAAGGGTTCACAGATTGTTCAGCACAAGCATAAGCATGACCACCTGTCTATTCTTGCTAAAGGCAAGGTAAAAGTTGTAGTAGATGATGAAGTTTTTGATATTGAAGCACCACACTGTTTTAATATCAAAGCCGATAAACATCATGGTGTCTTAGCATTAGAGGACTGTGTTTGGTACTGTATTCACGCTACCAACGAAACAGACATTAACAACATTGATGAAGTTTTAATTAAGGAGTAGTATTATGCCTATTGTTACAGGGGCTATAATTGCAGGCGGTGCTGGTTTACTTGGTTCTTCTATTGCTGGAAGATCCGCTGAAAGAGCAGCCAATACCTCAGCACAAGCACAACTACAAGCAGCTAGGATAGCCGCTGAAGAACAGAGATTTAGACCAGTAGGAATAACTTCTAGGTTTGGAACTTCTCAGTTTGGATTCGGGCCTGAAGGAAGATTAACAAGTGCTGGCTATACAGCATCTCCAGAGATACAGGCATTACAAGCAAGGCTTGCAGACCTTTATGGTTCTAGTCTTGGCCTAGCAGAGACGGCCCCGCAGACTTCACAGGGCTTATTCAATCTTGGTCAACAGTATCTTGCACAGACCCCAGAGCAGGCTAGTAGGCAGTACCTACAACAGCAGTATGCGCTTCTTGATCCAATGAGGGCTGCTGAAGAACAGAGATTAGGGGCTTCTGTGTTTGCTAGGGGGCGTGCTGGTCTTAATATCGGAGGTGGTGGTCAACCTGAATTAGCTGCGTTGGCTGGAGCAAGACGTACACAAGACTTGCAGTTGGCGGCACAAGCAGAGCAAGAAGCAAGAAACCGTATCACTTTTGGTACTGGTTTGTTTGGTACTGGTATTGATCTACAAACTAAAGCACTGGCTCCGTTCCAACAACAGTTTGGTGTATCTCAGTTGCTTGAACAAGCTGCATTACAGCCTCTCGACATCGGTGCTCAGTTGGGCGGCAGAGCAGCCACTGCTGGTGCTAATGTTGGTCAGTCTCTGTTGGCAGGTGGTTTAGGCGCAGCGCAGACTCAGCTACAAGGCTCCTTAGTTGGCCCATCAGCGATGGCACAAAATATTGCTAACACAGGTCAGCAGTTCCTTCGTGGGCAACAACAGCAGCAAATGTTTAATCAACTTTATGGGCCTAGTTCTCCTGCTGGTTTGCAGGCTACTTATGGTTTTAACCCATTTAACAATACTAACCCATATGCAGTGGCAAGCCAAGCCGGTCAGTTAGGTACTTCTTAATTAAGGAATAAACATGGCTATTACTTCACTATTTGGACCAACACCTCAGCAGTTAATTGCTGCTCAACTAAAAGAAGAAGAAGAGAAGGATTTTCTTCGTAATCAGCAGATTGCACAGCAGGGCGGTCAGTTTGGTGTGTTTGCTCCTTTGTATCAGGCTAGTCTCAAATTTGGTGATATTACTTCTAAAGCAGGCCAGCAAATTACTAAAAGCCTATTCCCAGAAGTACAGAACCCGCAGTTACAACAAGCACAAAAAATAGAGTCTGTATTGCAAAAGTACCAAGGACAAAATCTTGGAGATCCTCTTGTTTTGCAAAAGGTCGCTTCTGATCTGTTTACTGCCGGTGCTCCAGATGCTGGCATCAAAGCACTTGCTACTATAAAAGCACTAGCGCCTGAAAAAGATGCCGGTCCTTTTGGAAAGATTAACCCATCAGATTATACAACAGAATCCATAGCTGCCTTCCAACAAGGAGGGGGAAGAGATTACTCTGTTTTGGTTGCCAAACCAAAAGAGGGAGAAGGTACGCAGTTTGAACGTGTCTTAGAAACACTACCGGCAGAGGAAAGACAGGGCTATAGAGTTAGGTGGTTAAAAAAACAAACAGAAGGCTCTGGAATGCCTGCTTCTTTGGTACCAATTGCTCTCAAAGAGGCTGACTCAGCTTCTAGTATTGCTTTTGGAGCACAGGAAGTTAATAGTGTTCTAACAGATTTGCAGTCTGGTAAGTTAAAACTAGGCTTGAAAGAAAACTTTGCAAATTCATTTAAAACCCTTGCTGGTGCTAGTGATGAAGGAGCTAGGGCTTACAGTAAGTTTAATACAGCATTAGAAACACTTAGAAATGCCCGACTTAATCTTAATGTTGGGGTACAGACAGAAGGTGATGCTGTTCGTGCCATGAATGAATTCTTAGGAAACTTCGATAAATACGATACTAAAACAGCAACAGAGCAGTTACAAAGAGTACAACAAAAACTAACAGCAGCACAGAGGTCTAAAGAATCTCGTTTATCCGGCCTATACAGTCAATATGGGGTTTCCCTTCCAAAGGGTTTCTTTACTAGTTATGATGGTGCAGACGCAGGAACAGGACAAAAACAAGCAGTCCCTGATTCTGTTATTGATGCTGAGTTTAACAGACCTGAAAATGCTGGCTGGAAAACATTAGGAAAAGCCGCATTTAAAAAGAAGTTTTTAGAACTCTACAATAGATAAGGATAGTTATGGCAGCGTTGACAAACGATGAAAGAGTTCGTGTTGCTACAGGCCAGTTTGAGACAAACAAACAGGCTAAAGAACTATACTCAAAACTGTTAAAAGAAACTAAAGATGAAATTAAATCTTTAGAATCTAAGAACACAGCCGAGGCAAAAGCACGAATTACTCAGTTAGAAAGAACTGTAAATTTTGTTGAAAACGCAGAAAAGAAGGTAGGCACTGGGAAAGGGATTGTTGGAGGACTTTTAACAGGCGCTACAGAACTTGCCGCACTGCCTTTAGATATTGTTGCTGCTATCACAGGCCAGCCTTCGTTTTCCAAGAGAGCACTTGAAGAGGTTGCGGCTAGCGGTATTCCAACAAGGCCTGCAACAAAAGAACAAGAAGTTCCTTTTGGCGCTTCTAGGGGCGCTGTTCAGATCCCCTTAAGAACACCTTTTGGCACAGCAGTGCAGTCTGGTGCTTATGCTGTTGCTGGCGGTGCCGATGAAACTGGAATGGCAACAGGTATTCTTGGTGCGGGTCAGTTAATACAGGGACTTTACCAAGTTACCCGTGCAGGTCTGACGGCAAAACAAACCAGAGATTTAGTCAAAAATCTGCCTGAGAATGACCAGAACACGCTTGCTACGTTTATGCTTAGAGGGCAGTCTGGTAGTGATCCGCAGACAGCGGCTCTTATCCAGCGATTGAAAAATAATCCAGCAACGGCAGAAATACTAAATGTTTTAGAAGATGCTGCAAAGCGCAAAACACTTTCTGGCATGGCTCCTATCGCTACAGAAGGTAAAATTGGCGAACCTATCTTCAATGCTGTTAGACAGAAACTAGGAGCACTACAGTATAACATCACTGGTAAACCAATCCAAGATAAATTTAACAGGGCAAAAGACGTTTTAGGCGGTGCTCCATCTATTTCAATTGATGAAACAATTAAGAGGATGGACGACTTAATTGGAGAGTTTAGAAACGTAGGCACAGACAGTGCTATTGCGGCTGCGTCAGCATTAGAACGCTCTAAAGGCCGTATGATGACTGAGTTTAATGGTCAGATGTTACCTTTAACTACAGTAGAAAAGATTCAAGGCAATCTTTCATCATTTGGTAAAGCATCTGGAGAAGAGAATGTATTTAAGGATGTTGCTCGTTCAGACCAACAGAGGATTGCTGCTGTAGTTTTTGGCGGTTTAAAACAAGATTTGGCTATAGGGGCTAAATCAGCAAATACTGATGTTAGAAAAGCATCGCTGTATTTAGGGCAGGCTAGGGATAGTGTTGAGAAAGGATACACTAATTACAATAACTTTGTTGCTCAGGGATTACCAGAGAAACTTAGAAATGTAAACTTTAATCAATTAGATGATGCTAGTTTTTCAGACCTATTTAAAGGACTTTCTACAGACCAAAGAAATAAAATACTTCCTTTTATTGAGGCCCAAGCACCAGAGGCAGTAGATAGGCTTAGACTGTCCTACTACAATAAGTTTTTAGAAGGCTCTACTAAAAAATTAGATGACGGTACTTTTGGTATAGACTTTGAGAAACTTACAACAAAGTATAACACATTAAAACCTGAAGAGCGTGACATTCTTGCTTTTTCTTTGGACACAAATGCAAAAGAATTTGCTCAGAGAATGGATGATGCTACAAAGTTCTTTAGATACAATATGAAGATTCGTAGTGTTCCAGAAGAGGGTGCTCCGCTGTCTGGAGAGTCCGTGGCAAAGGGACAAGCATTGGTAGGTGCCGGTTTAGGTTATCAAGCAGCTAAGGGTGCAGACGTTGCTCTAAGGCTCTTTAATGACTTAGCCTCTAATTTAAAAGATACAGATGTCCTAAGGATCTTGTTAACACCTGAAGGCAAAGATTTCTTAAAGACTGCAAAAATATCACCAGCGGGTCAACAAACAATTACAAAGTTAGAGGCACTACGGGCTAGGGATATAAAACTTCCAGATGCTGCTCTTAACTTAAAGAGAAGTTTTGAGACGCTTACTGCTGGCGGCGAAGAAAATCCTAATATTACTCTTCCTGAGCAAACATTTTCTCCAGTGCCTCTTCCAGACGAAGAAGAGAAAAAACAGAGATACGAACCTATCCCACTGCCGGGACAGTAACATGAGCGAACCAGTCACTCAAGTTGCCAAGGCTGCTGTCGCTGGCATCAAAGAGGCATTGGCGGTAGGTAAGGAACTAGAGTCAGTCACCAAGGACATCCAAGACCTTGGCAAGGCTGATGTGCAGGCCAGAGCCGCCTTCCGCAAGAAGCAGCTAAACAGGCCCAAAGATACCTCTGTGTTCTCTGCCGTTGAGGAATGGCGTGGATTATACGAAATTAAGCAGATAGAAGAAGAACTCAAAAGAGACATCATCGAGAAGCATGGTCCTGCTGCCTGGACTGAGGTAGAAGCCATTAAACAGCGTATCTTGGCAGACAATAAGAACCTAACTGATGAGTTTGGCAGGGATCTAAAGAAACTTAATGAACTCAAGATTTACTGCTTTTTGGCATCGCTATTCATAGTCACTACTTACTACATCTTTAAAGGACACCTGTAATGCTATCGCTTATATCCTCCGCTATCGGCTTCTTTGCCTCTGGATTGCCACAGGTACTGAACTTCTTCCAAGACAAGGCAGATAAGGCTCAGGAACTTAAACTAGCCCAGATGCAGACTGAGCGTGAACTAGCACTGGCAGAGAGGGGCTTTATAGCCCAGCAGAGGGTCGAGGAGATTAGGACAGACCAGATTGCCCTCCAGACCGATGCAGACCGCCAGGGAGCCGCTTTAGAGCACGACAAGGCTATTATGAATAACGCCTCTAAGTGGGTTGTTAATCTGAATGGCATCGTAAGGCCTGCTGTGACCTTTATCTTTGTGCTAGAACTTGTTTTAATCAATATTGGTCTAACCTACTTCCTGCTACAGGGTGGGTTAGGCAGTATGAACGTAGAGCAGTTTATCGCAGCTACGGATGTTATCTTCTCTGAAGATGAGATGGCTTTGCTGTCAGGAATCATTGCTTTCTGGTTTGGTTCTCGTCAGTGGGGCAAGAAGTGAATGTATCAAAAGAGTGTATAGAGGGCATCAAAAAGGATGAAGGAGTTAGATTTCGTCCCTATCGCTGTCCTGCTATATTGTGGACTGTTGGCGTTGGTCATGTTATTGACCCTAATCATATAAAGGTAAAATTAGATGAACGTAAAGGACTTGCAATCCCTGATGGGTGGGATCGAACTCTCACAATGGACGAAGTCAATGCAATCTTGGCAGCAGACTTGTCTCTCTTTGAACGAGGCGTACTTAGACTATGCCCTCAAGGACTTACCCAAGGCCGCTTTGACGCATTGGTCAGCTTTAGCTTCAATGTTGGACTCGGCAATCTACAAAGGTCAACAATCCGCATGAAGCATAACCGTGGCGACTTTACTGGCGCTGCGGAGGCTTTTATGGCATGGACAAAGGCTGGTGGTAGGGAACTCCCCGGCCTTGTCAAACGCCGTAAGCACGAAAGAGAGATGTACGAGAAAGAATAAAAAAAGAGCCTCCGAAGAGGCCCGTTAAGTACTACACCCTAGACTACCAAAAAACCATTATTCTGAGGATGAACAGGTCAATGACGACACAGTGTTCCTCTTCAAAGTCATCAACGTATTCAAACCCCAACATACAACCACCAATGATGTGCAGTAATACTGTCATGTCAGATCTCGCAGTGCCCAGCAACGCAGGCTAATGTTTGTGCACCTTCGACATTGTCTTCTACTTCGACTAAGTCGTCCCATTTAATATCTTTAGGCATCTTAGATAGCATCTCTTCGTACTGCTCTTTATTGCATTCCTCATAAGGAGCCTGTCGGTATGTACCACCAGCCCAAGGCAGGAAGGATACACCAGAGATTTCATCGAAGTTCCTAAACACCCAAGCCCCTACGTCCATCCATTCATCTTCTTTGACTGAGATGGTCACAGATGGCTTATGCTCACACCAGTGCCGCTGATACATCATCCAGACATCGAGGTGCTCAATTGCTGTTAGATCATCACGCAACCGTGCTCCTTCGGGAGCCTTCATCGGAAATGAGAAGACTACTGTGCTGTCTGGTCGCATTACGCAATCTTCGGCAGGCACACCAGCAGAAGTCAGGAACGCCGAGAGAGGGTCCTTTTTATCCCCACGAACACGGCGAATATAATACTGGCTATGTCTAGCGTGAATACCAGAGGCGCTATCAACAAGTTGAGACACAGTGCCGCTAGGTTTGATACAAGTAATCGCAGCAGACTTAGGAATTCCCAACTGTGTTGCAAGGTCAGAGTTGGTATCAACGGCGACTTTCCGTAGTTGTTCAAGAGCCTTCGCAGTGCTGTCACTTACCTCTCCCATCCATTTGTTATCTAAGATACCCGTCAACGATACACCTAAGAGACGCTCTTCTTCGGTGTTCTTCTGCCACACCTTACGCAGGTAAGGGAAGTGCGTCATCGTAGACTGGAATGTGCCCAGAATCGTTGCTATCCTGATCTTGTTAGCAAGAGACTCTACAGTGTCTTCTGCCCGTACAACCACTTCCGTGAGATTACAGAACTGGTAGGGGCGCAGGATGATTTCTGAGCAGGGGTTTGTTCCGAAGTCAAAACTAGAATCACGTCTGCCGTTCTTTGCAGCTTGGCTTTTACTTGCTTCTCTTGAGAAGATTCCTCGCTCTCCAGAGTGACTGTTGTATAGACTTGTCCATTCTTGGAGAAACTGTCCAATATCTGGTTTAGAGTTATAAGTTGCTGAGTTGTTAGCGAGTGCCCTATGACCATTTTGTTCCCACCAGTTTCCAGATTTACAAGACCGCATACGGTCATCCTCAAGGTCCGACAGAGAAATCATTGCACTTCGCCGTACCCCACCGACAACAACAACTTCCCCGATTTTGCAGAGAATATCATGACACTCGATTGATGTAAGTTTTCTACCAACTGCTCCTCTAAATTTGGCAATAGTGAACTTAAAAAGTTCGTCCAAAGGTCCGGGACCAGAGGCACGTCCTCCAAAAGTTTTGAGCCTGGCTCCAGCAGGTCTAATTCTGCTAAGGTCGTATCTTGCCACTTCCCCAGAGTATAGTAAAGCGATGAGCTGGCGTAGTGCCTTAGCCCACCCTTCCTTAGAGTCTGCAACCGAAATAGTAGTTTGAGAATCAAACAACTGATCTGGTACTTCAGGTAATTGATCGACATATTTGTGCTCCACAGAAAAGCCTACACCTGTTCCACAGAGTAGGATGTACATAGCCTCATCGAAGGCTTTAGGGTCATCAACGGGCAGATAAGAACAGTTGTAGCCAGCGGTGTTGTCCCGGTCAAGGGCCTTACCTGCGGTCATAATAGCCCTCATAGAAGGCATCACTTCTAGGTTCTTGACTGCACTGATAAGTTCTAGGCGTAGGTCATTGTTAGGACTCCACTTGTAGTTCTTGTCTAGGTGGTCAAACATAAAAGCAAAGTAACGGTCTACTGACTCGCCCCAATGCTCTCGGCGATTTTGCTCAGGGATGAACCGGCTGTACCGGCTCTTGGCAATAAAGGTGCTATAGGGTGTCATCTAAGTCTATCTCCAATTCATCAAATTTATCTTCTATCTTATCTGCAAACTTCTCTATTAGTTCTTCTGAAGAAATATCTAGCACTTCCAAGATTGTAATTTCGTCTAACTTCTTCATTCGTTCCATTATATCTCTAATCGTCAACGACATAATCTTTTCAGTGCTTCATCAAGCCCTGCCTCCCAGTTAGTATAAGGTTCATAACGTATAAGTTCCACTGAGTCATACCATGTAGTCTTGTCTGTATCAGTAGGCAGGTAAAACCATCCTGTCTTTGACGCAGATCCAACCAAGTTCAATGTCCTTACCCCAAGTGCTCCTGCTAAGTGCGCTACACCAGTGTCAACAGTTACGACTGCCTTCAATGACTGTATCTTCTTAGCCGTTTCAAGCCAACTTCTACCATCCAAGTGCTCTGGCATAAAGTCAGGCTGAATCTGTAATGATACCACTTTGTGCTTCTTTGTCAACTGATTATAGAACTTTTCTGCTAAGTTTCTAGGAATAACTTTGGCACTAGCGTTCCATGAATCATTGTCACTGTACCAGCAAAACCCTATCTGACTAGTCTTCTTTACACCCTTAAACTTGAAGTAACCAGCACTGCCATAGACGGGGCCTCCATCGTCCATAGGAAACAGATTGTACTGTAGCAACAGAGCCGGTATAGACATCACCTTGACCCGCATTGCCGGCACTTGGCAGTTCTCATCAGTTAGGACACCATCGACACCATCGAGCGAGGCTATCAGGTTCATCAGTGGCTTTTGCATATAGACACTAACAGACTTTACTGGCAGCTTCTTAAGCAGAGGTATGAACCTAGAGAACATGATTGTGTCGCCAACGCCTTGCTCGTTAGTGACTATCAGGTGTCTATCTCTAACATCATACCCTGGTTCCCAGATGATAGACCTAGACAGCGGTGTCTTCATCCCAAGAGCAAACTTAACCTTGCGAATCTCACGGCACTCATACAGGTTAAAGCCCTTACTCCACTGAGCCTCTTTTAGTAGACCATAGGCCCTATCAAGATCACGCTGACTCATTTGTAGTACACAGCCTTTATCTTGTCGTAGTTCTCGATAGCGTACTCAAGATAGTGCTTTGCCTTCTCAAGGTCCTCTTTGCCGTTCTTCTTAGCGTGACGCTGCACATACTTAATCACATTACACAGCCAAGGGTCCATCTCCCAATCAAGGAAGACATCCCAAGGCTGGATCTGTGTCTTGTAGTGATTGCCGCCAATCTGCCTAGCCTTGATGTAGTCCGCTAATGTTTCAAGCTGCTGTGACATGAGCGTGTTCCTTTACGGCTTTGGTTGACTTTGACCAAGTTCCACAGTGGGTACACTGGAATCTTTGGAAGGTTCCTGTGGTCGTATAACTGAAACCTCTTTTTTGTAGTTTGGCACTTCCGCAGGTGGGGCATCCAGTGGAATTATACAGGTTACGATTAGGATGGTTTCTACCAAGCCAAGGGAGCAAACGCTCATAGACTTTCTCCAATAGAATAACGTCTTGTTTGTTGTACTTCTCCATCACTTTCCAGGCATCAGGGTCTTTGTTCATGCACTTAACCCAGAGTTGATATCCCTCATGCGATGCCTTCTTGCCAAGGTCGAGCCTCTGTGCGATATGGTCTAGCTTATTGCTTGCAAAACGAAACTCTTTACGAACTACCTTTAGCAAGTCAATCTGCTTATAAGGAGCAGGCGGTGCCAGATGGTGCAGCAGGAACTCTTTGTTCAGCACAGGAATGTCAAAGCGAGTGCCGTTGTAGTGGCATACTGCATCGGCTTCAGAGATCAGGTCATGGATCTTACGGAGCATGAACTTAGGCTTTGTCTCTTGCACAGAAGAGAACATCACCTCTTTAGAACCGTACCACTTAGCAGCCCAACACAGAACATAAGACGACTCTAACAAATGGTCTGGGCTGATGTACTGGTCACGAAGGCCCCAAATGTGTGCAGTATTGGGGCTTGTTTCGATGTCTAGCATCAGTAGTTTCATTGGTCGTCCTTGTTTAGTGCTTCGATGTAGTCCTCTAGTGTGTCAGTCATGGTAACTTCCCTGTTGAAGAAGTCTTGGAAGAGGCACTCGTGACGCAGGCCTTCAATGACTACACGCTTGCGTACACCTTCAAAGCCGGTGTGCTCAAGGAACTTACAGAACTGCCACAGAATGGTTTCCCATGTCTGGTCATCAGCGAACTCATGGAAGGACTCTATCGTTGTCTTTGACGGAAAAGGACTGTTGCCCTCGTCTTCAAAGTCACCACCTTCATAGATAAATCGAAAACTACTCATTGCTGGCTCTCCTTAATAGTTCAAAAAAGTAAACACAATCTACCACAACCAAGGGCTTATCTCTGTTTTGCTTGACAACGACAACTGGTTCGTATCCTCCTGCATTTGCTTTTGCTTGTTCATAGAATCCGTAAACAGAGATACTTGCTCTGGACTTGCATTCCAGACTAATTGGCAACTGCCGTCTGGCTGCTGGACTGAGTAGCAGATCCTCCCCCGTTGCGCCCATACTAACTGAACGGACATCATCTTGCTCTAGATTGAACTTTGCTAGGATTAGGTCCCTTACGGCTTGTTGCAGGACTCGCCCTTTTGCTTTCGCTGACGATGGCTTCAAAGCTGATTTCCTTTCTGTTTTTAATCCAAGCCTTTGGTATGTGCATCCTGGCATTACTGCTCTCCATGCTGACTGTGCAGGCAATACAGATGGCTTCTTCTGTTTCACCAACAAGCCAACCGATGCTTTTACACGCATGGATTTCTGGTTTGACATTCTCTTGCCATTCGACATCAGCTACGGCATCCACCCACTCGATATAAATTATCGGGGCTTTCTCCAAAGTTGATTTGGCTTTCTTCGTATCCACAGCAACTGCGCCTGTTCGCATAAGTATTCCTCGTTGTTGTCATAAGCCTTCAATACTGCCTCATAGAGTTGGTCTTCAGTCTTACAGCCCTTTAGTATCTTCTCAGCCTTCTTAGGGCCTATTCCATGCAATCCCGGTATATTGTCAACACGGTCCCCAG